GGCTGCAATTGACCATCCTGGCGAGTACATTGCTCTCGACTCCGAGACTACTGGACTCTATCCTCGTGATGGTTATATGCTCGGCTTGTCTCTGTGTTATGATGGTGAGACTGGCGCTTACCTCAACACAGATTGTTTTGACGAGACTACAGAATCACTTCTCGGTGAGTTATTTCGCAAGAAGATTGTAATCTTTCATAACGCTAAGTTTGACATGGCATTCTTTCAGTATCATTTCAACTTCGAGTTTCCTCGCTTTGAAGATACTATGTTGTTGTCATATCTTATCAACGAAGTTCCAGGCAATCACGGTCTGAAAACATTGGCGGTAAAGCATACTCCCTATGGTGACTACGAGAAACCAATGTATGATTGGATGGACCAGTACCGTAAAGAGCATGGCATACTCAAAGGTGACTTTCAGTGGGAATGGATTCCTTTCGAAGTTATGAAAACTTATGCTGCTATGGATTCGCTAGTTACTTTTCTAATCTTTGAAAAGTTCAAGAAGATAAAACAAAACCCTAAACTTTTATGGGTTTATGAGAATATTCTGTTGCCTGGCACTCGTTTTCTGATTGATACTCAGGACAATGGTGTACCTTTCGATAAGACTCGTCTATATCAGGCTCAGGAAATTATGCAGTCTGACATAGACAAAGCTATCGCTACTCTCTATGAAAACCCAAAGGTTAGCGAGTTTGAGGTATTCAATGGAAAATCTTTTAATCCAAATAGTACAGTTCAGCTTCGTTCTTTACTTTTTGATTGGCTGGGTTTATCTCCTACTGGTAAGAAAACAGGTACGGGTGCAGACTCGACGGATGCGGAAGTACTTGAAAGACTTGCCGAGGATTCGGAAGTACCACGACTTATCCTTGACATACGCCAAAAATCCAAAATTAAGAATACTTATTTGGACAAAATCATACCCCAGTTGGACAAAGACAGTCACTTACGTACTAGCTTTAATTTGCATGGTACAACTTCTGGCCGCCTTAGCTCTAGTGGTAAACTAAATATGCAGCAGCTTCCTCGTGACAATCCTTCAGTCAAGGGTTGTATCAAAGCTGCAGCGGGGTCAAAGATTGTTGCTATGGACTTGACAACTGCCGAGGTGTATGTTGCCGCAGTTCTGGCAAACGATAAAGCTCTCATGGACGTATTCCGTTCAGGAGGAAACTTTCATAGTACCATTGCGAAAACAGTTTTTCGACTTCCTTGTGAAGTAGAAGAAGTAGCAGAGCTATACTCTGTGGAACGACAGGCAGCTAAGGCTGTTACCTTTGGTATTATGTACGGTGCGGGCGCAAGAAAAATCAGTGCAGAAGTTACAAAAAGTTCTGGTTCTTTCTTCAGCCCAAGTGAGGCTCAGGAAGTTATTAATGATTACTTTAAATCTTTCAGCGGTCTACGCAAATGGATTACTCAAAATGAGAAATTTATTGAAACGAATGGTTTCGTTTATAGTTTCTTCGGTAGGAAGCGACGCCTACCCAACGTTGAGTCTTCCGATAAGGCTATTCGAAGTCATACAATTAGGTCTGGTCTTAATTTTCTGGTGCAGTCTACTGCTTCTGATATTAACCTTCTAGGCGCTATAGACATGAATAGTTACATCAAGACTCACAACATGAAAGCAAAGATATTTGCTCTAGTTCACGACTCGATTCTTGCCGAAGTACCGGAAGATGAAATCGAACACTACAGCGAAAGATTGCAACACTTTGTTCAGCTCGATAGAGGTGTTACTATTCCAGGCGCTCCAGTCGGATGTGACTTTGAGATTGGTGACGACTACTCTATGGGTAAGTGGGACAAGATGTATGGTGATAACATTTAGAGGTAGTTCTGCTATTTCTTTTCCAGTCTATCCGCTACCTTCCTCTAACTGGGAGATAGCGGATGGGCTATTATTTTTAGATGGAAAAGTAGTAGACGATACGAATATGCCAGGCGAAACTCTAGGTATACGAAGATTACAGACCTCTTTCAACCTTCTTCCTTTAACAAAAGCACTAGTGGACTTTACAGGAATGATAAAACAAAGAAACAACACCTTTGTAGATAGTACAGGAATTCCTTTTATTTATCAAAAGACACAAATGCTTCCTTTAAGATATAAAAAAATTAAACGCATAGATAGAAAAGTTGTGGCAAGTGTTCTTCACTTAGAGGGTGAAAAGCATCCACTTAAAATCATTCGCCCACCAGAAGATGGTAGAATGTGGGCAGGAATACTTTACTATCAAGGACTTCCCTGGAAGTTATACGAGTACTCTGAAGAATATCAGAAAGATACTCGGAGAAAGGTATAATGGCAAAAAGAAATAGACTTATACAGGCAGCAAATTTAAGTTTACAAGAGATTGAACCCCTTACTCAGAATCAATTAAAAACATTTGAGTCAGATAAACACTTGGTACTGCATGGAGTTGCAGGCACAGGAAAAACATTTATTTCCTGTTATCTAGCGTTTGATGATATACTAAAAAACGATAAAGAAAAACTAGTAATAATTCGAAGTGCAGTTCCTACTCGTGACATTGGGTTTCTGCCAGGGAATGAAAAAGAAAAAGCTTCTGTATATGAAGAACCATATAAGGATATATGTATAGAGCTATTTCAACGCGGTGATGCGTATGAAATACTAAAAACAAAACATTTAGTACACTTTATGACTACTTCATTTATTCGTGGTATTACACTTAGGGATGCTGTGGTATTAATAGATGAATGTCAAAATATGAATTTACATGAGTTAGACTCCATTATAACTCGTATCGGAGAAAACTGTAGAGTTATTTTTTGCGGAGATTTTCGTCAGGCTGACTTAGTTGATAATGGATTAAGTCCATTTATAAGAATATTAAAAGCTATGAATGAGTTTGATTTAGTAGAATTTGGTACAGTAGATATTGTTCGTAGTGAATTTGTAAAGAAATATATTATTGCGAGAACCGATTTAGGAATATGAAAGCAGTATTAAGCAATCGAATCTATATGGATTGTGGAGATGAACTGAGAAGTAAGATTGATAAAGAACTTACTTATAAAGTTCCAGCTCCGAATCCACTAGACCCGCCCATTGTAATCAAGAATATGGGTATTATAAATAAAAATCTTATTACAATGCCCATAGGGCGCGTTGATTTGATTCCTGATGACTATGAAATAGTAGACAAACGAGTACACATTCCAGTAGACTTTCCAGAGTTTAAATTCGATTTAAGAGAAAGTCAGGCAGAAGTCTACGACTCTATAGAAGACAATGCAATTATTAATGCGTGGGTGAGTTGGGGCAAGACCTTCACGGGGTTGGCCATTGCCGGAAAACTAGGACAAAAGACTCTAGTCGTCACTCACACAGTACCACTTCGAACACAGTGGGCAAAAGAAGTACAAAAAGTCTATGGATTTGAGCCAAGCATTATTGGCAGTGGCAAGTTCGAAATGGATACTCCCATCGTTGTCGGAAACACTCAGACACTCTACCGAAACATAGACAAAGTAAGAAAGGAATTTGGCACAGTCATATTAGACGAAATGCACCACGTTAGTAGTCCAACTTTTTCCAGAGTCTTGGACACAAATTATTGTCGCTACAAAATTGGACTCTCTGGAACGATTGAAAGAAAGGATGGCAAACACGTTGTTTTCCGTGACTACTTTAGCCCAAATATCTATAAACCACCGAGAGAAAACTTTATGACTCCATCGGTTGATATTCTTCGTTCAGAAATACGTTTTATGGACGGTGCGAAGATACCGTGGGCAAGGCGAGTGAACAATCTCGCAAACAATGAAGAGTATCGCCATACGATTGCTATGATGGCAAGTGCTTATGCAGCGAGAGGTCACAAAGTCTTAGTTGTCAGTGACCGAGTTGCATTTCTAAAAAGATGCGCGGAACTCAGCGGAGAAGATGCAATTTGTGTGACTGGAGAAGTCCCACACGAAGAACGAGAAACCTTAATAGATGAAATATTTTCTGGCAGAAAGAATATTCTTTACGGAACGCAGTCGATATTTTCTGAAGGCATCTCAGTAAATAACTTGAGTTGTCTGATTTTGGGTACGCCTATCAATAATGAGCCTTTACTTACTCAGCTTATTGGTAGGGTTATTCGAACACATGAAGGTAAAAAGTCTCCAAAGATAGTAGATATTCATCTAAAGGGAAATACTGCAAGAAAGCAGGCTTCAAATAGGATTGGTTACTATATGAAGCAGGGATATGAAATCAAGCAGCTGTAAAAAAATAGTTCTTGACAAAAGTATAAATCTTTGGTATAATAATGGTCTTATTCAACTGGAAAAAAGTATTTAGAGTATCAAGAGGTAACTTACGTAGTTGCCTTGAAATTATGCGTATAATAACGTATAATCCGATACCTAATAATAAGTACGATACCGCATATAAGTATGAGGGTTTCGACTTTAGAGGCGAGAGCTTCCTGGTTCATCCAGAAAAGCTTTTTGAAAACGCCTATAAATATACAGACCGAGAACTCGGTACGTATATTTCTCTTGCGGCTACGAGAAATTTAGCAAATTATCTAGCAACAGGAGATACAACTATAGATACTCTTCTTCTACCCGAAGATGAGATAATTTTTGAAGAAATCAACAACAATAGGCTACTTAATGTAGATGATACAGGTAAACTGCATTTTCTATATGAAGAAGTCCCACAGGAGAAAATAGTATGGCATTAGCATTTAATCAAACCAAAGGCGAAGCACAGAAGTCTAGCATCGTCACTTATCAGTACAATGACGGAGACAACAAAGTTCGTCTCGTAGGTGATGTACTCGCTCGCTACGTTTACTGGGTCAAAGGTGAAAACGATAAGAACATTCCTCTTGAGTGTCTTTCGTTTGACCGTAACGAGGAACGTTTCAACAACAGGGAAAAGGACTGGGTTCGTGAGTTCTATCCTGACCTGAAGTGTGGCTGGAGCTACGCTATGCAGTGCGTAGACAATGGACAGGTTAAAGTTATTAACCTGAAGAAGAAGCTTTGGGAGCAGATTCTTACTGCTGCTGAAGACCTGGGTGACCCAACTGACGTTGAAACTGGCTGGGATATTTGTTTCAAGCGTGTAAAGACTGGACCTCTCCCCTACAATGTTGAGTATCAGTTACAGGCTCTGAAATGCAAGCCTCGCGCTCTCACAGATGCAGAGCAAGAAGTTCTTGTAGACCTGAAGTCAATGGATGAAGTAATGCCCCGTCCGACTCCAGATGCTCAGAAAGAGCTGTTAGATAGGTTGCGTAATGCACCTTCTAAAGAAGAAAATGATATTGAAACTCTCGAAGATGAGTTCAATATCGGATGATTCTTTTTACAGCAGACTGGCACATAAAACTGGGACAGAAAAATGTCCCAGTTGCCTGGGCATTAAATAGGTATAATCTATTTTTCGATAAAGTTCGAGAAATAGAACGAGATTGTGTAATGCACATTATCGGTGGTGACCTATTTGATAGGCTGCCTACAATGGAAGAGTTAGAGTTATACTTTTCTTTTGTTCGTGGAGTTTCTACTCCTACGATTATTTATGATGGCAACCATGAAGCAACGAAAAAGAATAGAACATTC